GGGGGGGGTAGACGACACGAATTATTTAAGAAGTATAATTCTTATCCACATATCTATGTACCAAAGAAACGTATAAGTTATATTGGATCTGATTTTAACTTAAAGAAGGCCGTTTGTTTCCATTCTATTTATATGATCTTAAATAAATACAAATCATCTAAGATTAAATTAGAATCGGAATACAGCTAACCCTATTCTTATTCACTTATATTAACAAAAGGAAATAACTAACAATGCCTATTAATTGGAATGAAGTCGATAGACTTAAACTAGAATATATTCAAAAACAAGAAGCAGTTGAAACTAAATATGAAGAAGATCTTAAAGCTTATAAAGAAGAACAAAGTAAGAGAAGCTTCTTCGATAAAATATTTAATTGTTTAGAAAAACCGGAAGAGCCTTACTTGCCAGATTTTAAACCTTATTTTTATAACGTTAATAACTCTTTTTGTATTAGGGTTGAAATTGAAGGTATTTTAATTACTGATCCGTGCGAATGTTTACCGCCAGAATATGCCGATAAAATCATTAAGTATTTAGGACTTAATAGAGAAAATAAGAATTCGCTTTATAATGTATATTTTATAGACGGTACTGAAGAAAACCGTAAAAAAATCGATAAAGTAGTCGCTTTAATTGAAAAATACACAAGCGAAAGACAAAAAGAAGCAGAAACTTATATCGATAACTTTATTAATAGTAATGAAGGTAAATAATGTTGGAAATAATATTAATCTTTATTTTATCGTTTATTTTGTCAGCTTTAACAACTTCATTTTTTATTTGTCTTTTAGGCGTTTTCTTAAATCTTTAAATAAATTGTAATAATGTATGATATAGCAATATATTCGCTACTATGGACTACATTAATAGCATTAATAGTAGTCCTAGTATCTACTAAATATTAAGTAACGGGAAGGAGCCGCCACCCAATCCTTTATGAACTACTATCCCTAACTATCCCTACTACTAATAATATATATAATATAAGATATATAACAATTAACATTAATAATAATATATCTATATAAAGGCTATACAAACAATATACTACTAACCAATTATTAATAATACTATGTATAATAAGACAAAACGCCATTTATATTATTTTCTCCTTATTTATAATACTATTAATAATAAGATCGTCATCCTCTAAAAGTAGTACCGTTACTAGAAGTCGCTCCTAGCTTCTAGTAATGCTAGTGCTTTTACGGAATGAAGCACTAATCTTACTTCTTTCTGAATACCGAAAAATACAACCTTAACGGGTTGTATTTTTTTATGCCAATAATAAGAACATATATTCGTATTAATTAAATAAAGGAGGTGTGTTCCTATTGCTATCGAGGTATTAAACAACGGAAAGCTTATCGTCGATGGTTATACGTTAACGAGAAAGCAAGCGTTATTTTGCGAGGAATTAGTCAATAACGGCTATAACGGATCGGCAGCTATCAGAGCAGCAGGATATAGCACATCCTCCGAATCAGTAATAAATAAACAGTCGCAAGAGAACCTCCGAAAACCAGCAATACAAGCCTATATCAAGGTTCTTGAGGAACGATTAAAAAAACGGCAGACGCAGCGAGTAGCATCGATCGAGGATAGACGAATAGCATTAACCGAGATCTTCTTAAATGAAGAACATAAACTAACAGATCGGCTAAAGGCGCTTGATATCCTTAATAAGATGGATGCAGCCTACGAGCAACGTATTAACGTAACGAATAATAACCCGTTCGAGAATATTAAAACCGAAGATTTAGAATCCTTAATCGACAATAAAAAGTCGTAGCCTTCCCTATGTAGGACTGAACTTTAATGAACATATACGAACACTAAAGGAGGTGGTTACGATAGACGAAGATTTAATAATTCTCGGAGTTAAACAAGAATTAGCGAGGCGTTCTTTCTTCCGTTATTGCCAGTTAAAGGCGCCGGACTTCTATAAGCTCGAGCGGAAATACATCAAAGAATTATGCGACAGATTAGAAGCATTTATTAAATCGGATAAGAAAGTCTTAATTATATCGATGCCACCACGTACAGGAAAATCCCGTACGGCCTCCCTTTTTGTTGAATGGTATCTAGGAAGAGATCCGACTCAAAAGATAATGACTGGCTCTTATAATGAGACTTTATCCACTAAATTCGCTAAATCTGTTCGTAATTCTATTCAAGAAGTAAAAGCTTCTCCTTATATAACGGTATATAACGATATATTCCCCGGTACCCGTATAAAACAAGGCGACGCAGCTATGAATATGTGGTCCTTAGAAGGTCAGTATGCATCGTATCTCGCTACATCACCTTCGGGCACGGCAACTGGTTTCGGTTGTTCACTCATGATCATTGACGACGTAATTAAAAATGCTGAAGAAGCTAATAATGAATCTAAAAAAGAAGCTTTATATTCATGGTTTACCGATACTATGCTTTCTCGTGTAGAAGAAGGCGGCAAAATTATTATCATTATGACTCGTTGGGCTTCTAATGATCTAGCCGGAAAATGTATTGAATACTACGGAGACGAAGCCGAAGTTATTACGATGAAGGCTCAACTACCTAATGGCGAAATGTTATGCGACGAAGTATTATCCCTCGAGTCTTTTCTTGAGAAACAGAAGCAAATTTCGCCCGAGATATTCCAAGCTAACTATCAACAAGAGCCTATCGATTTAAAAGGTCGTTTATATACGTCGCTCAAGACATACGATACCCTACCCGAATTCGACGAAATTAAATCTTACACAGATACGGCCGATACGGGGCAAGACTATTTATGCTCTATTATCTACGGCACAAAAAATAAAGAAGCATACATTTTGGACGTTATATATACTAAAGAGCCTATGGAAATAACCGAGCCTTTAGTAGCTAGACATTTATACGAGCATAAGGTGAATAAGGCCGATATAGAATCTAATAACGGTGGTCGAGGCTTCTCAAGACAAATCGATACGATCTTAAAAACAAAATATAAGACTAATCATACAGTCATACACGCATTTTATCAGTCTAAAAATAAACAGGCAAGAATATTATCGAATGCGACATGGATTATGGAACATGTATATTTTCCTTTAAACTGGCATACAAAATATCCGGAGTTCTATAAAGCATTAACTACCTACCAACGAGAAGGTAAAAATGCCCATGACGATGCGCCCGATGCTTTAACCGGCGTCGCCGAATCGATTAATATTCAGCGCCCTGTATTCTCATTCACTTAAACGAAAGGTATTCCATGAGCCTAACCGAACAATGGAATAGTATCGTACGTAACAATGCGGGATTAACAGAAATAGAGTTCGTAAAGGCCGAGTTCGAGTCCTTCCTTTATTCACAAAAACGTTCGACTATCATTCAATCTCGTAAGTACTACGAAGGAAAACATAATACTCCTAAGCATCTAATTCCCGATGAAAATGGTAATGCTACAGATGCTACCGGTACTATTCCTAATCATAAAATTATTAATAATCTATTCGATGATTTAGTCGATCAAAAGACTAATTATCTATTATCTAAACCGCTCGACGTTAAATGTAACGAAGACGTATCCGAATACTTTAATAAATCTTTTCAACGTAAATTAAAAAATCTCGGTAAGGATGCGTATATCGGTACTATCGCTTACCTACATCCATATATTGATGAACACGGTAATTTTAAGTTAAAGCGCATGAGACCGGAATACGTTATTCCATTCTGGCACGATGAAGAACACGAGTCTCTCGATGCGTTTATTTATTTCTACGAATTCACAGAATATACAAATACCAATACTAAAGAACGATACTACAAGGTCGAATACTATAAACCGGAAGGCGTTACGTACTATGTATACCGTAATAATTCCTTGTATATCGATCCGCAAAAGCAGCCGATGCCGTATATCTCGATGAATAACAGATATTACAACTGGCAGAATGTACCCTTAATCTGGTTTAGATGCTCATCCGAAGAAGTACCGCTTCTCTCTAAAGTAAAACCGTTACAAGATGCATTAAATCAAATGTTATCTAATTTTGCTAACGTTATGTCTCAAGACGTACATAATACGATCCTCGTTATTAAAGGCTATGACGGCGAAAATCTAGCTAAATTCCGTAGCGAATTAGCTAAATACGGAGCGTTAAAGATTACGTCTTCCCCAGAATTCGAAGCCGGAGTCGAAGCTCTTAATATCGAAGTAAATGCCGAGAATTACGAGATCATTATTAAGCTGTTAGAACGAGCTATTATCACTAATGGTCGAGGCTTCGATGCTAAAGATGATCGTATGTCGAA